TGGGCTGTACATAGACTTAACAGGAGCTAATGTAGAGTCTGCTATTCTTTCCTCGTTGACATAACGTACTAAGTCATTCCTGACGTTTCTGCTAATGTCTCGCATAGGCATAGACTTTTCCTGTATAACTCTACCAAAACTACGCACACCTGAGTCAGATAGGAATATAATGTCAGTACCAGTGTGTTGTACAGAGTCTCTAGCAACGCAACCTACGCCCTCTACAGTGTCATGTAGTTTAAAGACACCGGATGTAACAACATCCTCCGCACCTTTGTACACAACAATAGATACTTTACCAAAAACAATAAGAAAACCATTGTGTGCCGCAAGCGCTACAATTTCATCGTGACCTGTAGGCCATACAGTTGTTAAATCAATAGCTCCTGTTGCTCCCCCATTCCAATCATTACCATTTAAAGTATCTGACCAATATATTGTATGTTTGTTATTTACAATATCCGCTATCCACAAACGACCAAAAGCCGCTAATACTTCATTGGCTTGATAAGGAGGTAAATCTGAACCGTTTGTAGCATGTGGAGCATCAAAGCCTGTAACTGCTGACAGTTTTACAAGCCCTTGAGAACCAGAGTCAGTATAAACTAAAGGTTCATGTCCTCTTTGATAAAAATAAACATGATCGTTAAAGTTGACAACCTTCCAGTTATTAGCGCTTATAGTATAACCTGAAGGAGTTATGTCAGTTAAAGTTGATGTACCGCTAAATATCTTATTGTTACCCGCAGAGAAAACAACTTTATCACCACTTTTATCTAAGGACTCAAAGATTGTTTCTACTTTTATATCTTTAGCTCCTCCTTGATTAGCAGATACTGTGTTTGTAGCTGTAGACAACAATACTGAGCCTTTTCTAGCTCCTACTCGTCCTAGCTTGTCAATAACACAATTAGTTGCAACAGACGCATAACTAGGGTCAAGACCCACAGGAGAGTCCTGCGTATTAATACCGCCAAACGCAGGTGCATTAATTGTTACGTTCTGTAATTGTTGAGCCACTATACTGGTCTCCAAATAGTTTCTTCTTCCTGTCTTGCAACATCAAGAGCAACCATGTCACCCAATGTTTGATCTGCGATAGCAAACAGTTCCGCTGAGGATGTACCACCAGTTTCCCCTCGCTCCCTTGAGGCCAAAGCTACTGCATAATGTATTACAGGATTGGAAGGAACATACAAGTTAGTACTGTCAGCAACCATAGGTGCTTTTTTATCCACAGCATTAACACGTATAATATACTCTTTGTCAGGTATAGGATATAGGTCAATCAAAGCTTCCCCTGTTTCACTAAAGCCATTCCAAGAGTAGTACACAGGTGAGCTATTAGGTACACCGCTGTTTAAGTAAGCATTGTTCATCCAGTGGGATGACACAGGTCTCATAAAGTAATTGGATGTATCATTAATAACATCCAGTGTTTTAAGGCTGACATCCGAATCAGTTAGCTGATAACTAAATGTATTAGCTACTGTGTTAATAGTAAATGTTGTACGTAGCGAAGACCAATCCCAAGAGTCCTCTACAATCCTTTTAGCATCGTTTACAAACTCTCCTATTAACTTAGAATAGCTGTTATCCGACACAGACGTAATTGTATCGTCTTCCCTTAGCCGCCTTAGTACACTTTGTACAAGTTGTAAATAAGTCATAAGAGTATGTATCCTTGCTTTGTGAATTTCATTAGTTGTTCCTTTGAACCCCTTTTGTTTTTTCTACTGTTCTCATTGCGCCTAGTCCTAACATACCAAGAAGTACAGGCATCATTGTTGACAAATCAATTAAAGGAACAACGATTGTAGACTTGGATAAAGCAAGCGCAAAGTTTGCCAACGGGATAAGAAGAAAGTTACTCGCCATGCCAAGGCAACAAGTCCACCCAACAGCAGGTCTCCAACCAGAGACAAAAAGCGACTTATGTCCTGCGCTAATCTTGTTAATTTCAATTTGCCCTTTAGCAAGTTCTTGTGCGTGTTTTTCTGCCATTGTTGTAATTTCATGCACAAGCGCATTCTTTTTATCTTTGTCCTCTATAAATTTATCCAGTAAACCTGAGACAGGGCCAATTAATGAAGTAATGATGGACATTATGCAGTCCTTTTCCACATGTATACAACAATGGACGGTTGTATGTTGTTATGAGCTTGTCCGCCACCAGTTGCTGTAGTTGCTCTAGTTAATGATGTTCCGTCTAATTCACTTATAATATGTCCGCCGCTTCCTTGTTTTTCCATATTAGGTTCATTATCATATTGAACAGTATGTGTATGGCTAGGAATTTGATCAACAGTCAACGTGTGCGTTTTAGAACCTTGTAGTTCTTCCGCTGTATCAAAGTCAGTGTCATTAGCGTCTAAACTTACAAGCGCTCTACCTGCGCCAAAGACAGCCCACTGACCTCCAAATAAATCAGCAGGTGACTGAGCATTAACGGAAATATAAACAGCACCTACAGGATAAGCTTGCAATGCTCCTGCTATTTCCACTACAGCATTAGAACTATTTTTTGAGTATAGTTTTTTATCAGCAGTATTAACTGCTAACTCAGCGCCACTTGAAGTTTGTGTAAGATTTCCTGCGGTAGGCACTGCGTCCGCTGTAGAACTTACTTTAGTTAATAGAGTAGTCATAATTATTTCTTACCTAATAGTTGTTTAACAGTGTCACTTTCATATATACGTAAACCTAACCAAACAATAGTAAACAAAGAAGCAATAGGTGGTAGCCATGCGCCTAGTGTTAATACTGCTGTTGAAGCCGCCGCTATATCCACTACTTCCTTAGTTTCTCCGATCATTATTTTATCCTTAAAATTTTTCATTATAGAAGTTAAAAAAATACTGCATATACTGCAAACCCAAAAACTACAATAACAATAGCAAGTCCCCACCATGTTGCGCTGTCCGACCAATCTTGACCTGAAATCATTTAAATATCTCCGTTGTTTGAGGGTCTACGTACTTAGGTTTACAATAAGCCCTTACAGGTACAGGGTATGCTTCTTTAAACGTAATTCCTGCTGTACCCTCAATGCCTTGTAAGCTTATACTTCTACTAAAGTATGTGCATTTGTTTACATCGGCCCATACACCATACTCTTCTGTTTCTATAACAAAACCATCAGCAGTTAGTGTCTCTAACATTAATGCAAACACCAACTGTTTCATCGTATTACCGTAGTATTTACATCAACCCACTGGACCTGACATCTACAGTCTACAGGGTCGTACTTATTACTAGGTCTTGATAGTTCTTGACACATATAAATACAGTGTGACTTCTTTAAATAATAAAGTGTCTGCTCCTCGACTACTTCTCCATTGACAAAGAATAGAAGGGCAAACACCATTTTCATTGTTTAGCCAATAGTGCCTGTACTAACGCAGAAATTTGATCGTTAGTCTTTTCCTGTATCTTTTCTTGTCTAGCCAATGACTCTACAATTGCATCAACCTTAGTCTCTGTTACAGCTTGTGCCTGTCCGTTTTCAGCCGCTTTCTTAGCAGTCTCTTTAACTATGACTTCGATTCTTTTAACTTCCTTAGTCGTAGTCTCTGCATTAGCCTGTGCCGCACCGTAAGAGATAGCACCGACAAACAAACTAACTACTAATGGAATAGCCCAAGTTGGAATTACAATACCTTTATCACTCACCACGGAACCTCCGCAACAACTGATGGAGCCTTTGACTCAGCTATTTGATTAGCAATAGAAGTCTCAATGTCACTGACAGTAATCTGAGCGCAATCCTTTACCCAGCCTACAGCCATATCTTCTGTAATGTCATCAAATGCTACAAAGTCATCTGAGTCTGCATCTGGTGTAAAACTGCAAGTACCATACGAACTACCGTAATGAGTTACTGCATCATCACCAGTTCCTACTTCCTCGCTATCACTTGCTCTCCAATGTGCAACGATTACACCATCATCGCTTGAGTTTCTTTCGAGCTGTACTACTGTCCATACTACTGCCATTTTTCTATTCCTCTAGTTGAGCGACACGTTGCCGCAGTGATTGAATTTCTTTGATTAACATTGGTACTAATTTGCTGTAGTCAACACCCATCATGTCATCTGGAGTGTCACCTTGAGTTACTGCATCTGGTGCAACCTCAAGTAACTCTTGAGCAACCATGCCGTACTTCTGATGTTCGCCATCGACTTTCCAATCGAACGAACGCACTTGGATTGCATCAATATCTTCAGAAGCAATAGGTGCATCTACGATGTTGTCTTTGAGTCTTTCATCGGATGATGTGTTGTATGCTGTAGCACTTGTAGTACTGGTGATGCTACCGACA